TGAACAGCATCTTAATGCGCTTGCGAAGATTTTCCCGAATCAGTGGTTTTCTATGATGAGCTTTGTCAAGTCAACATCAGATAATGCATTAAGTCAGCTTAATGACAAGGTTGATTTTATCTACATTGATGGTGACCACACTTATGAAGCAGTGAAGAATGACTGGAATGGTTGCAAGGAAAAATTCAATCAATTTCTCTTGTTTGATGATTATCACCTTCCAAGCAAAGAAAAGCAGAAAGACATTGAGTGCGCGAAAGCAATCGATGAGATCAATGACTTCGATAAAGAGTTGATCATCATGGATCGCAGAATTTTTGTTGATGACAGAAAGATTAAGGATGAAGACATTGATTACGGTCAAGTCCTGATTAAGCATCCTGATTTTGTCTTTAAGAATGACAATGATAATGACTGGTAATGAAAGACTACAGTTCCTTTTATTTTGAAGGTTGCACAGTTGTTGAATTAGAAAAAAATTTAACTACTGAGTGTCTTGGCGATGTGCTTAAGGATCTCATGACACTCGAGACGCTTCGTGAACCTTTTATGTGGAATGAGAAATATCACAATACCATTGACATAAGGCCAAACGTCTATGACTATGATAATGTCTTTGTTGATTTCATTAAAGAAAATGATCTTCTGAGAACTGTAAGACATCTATCACAGCGAGACATGGTTCCGTATCATGTCCAAATTAGAAAGTCTTATCCTGGCCCAAGTTATATGGATTGGCATCGCGATACCTACATCAATCCAGATGGCAAGGTCATAGGAATGTCACCTGGTGGGCTGAAGATTATCTTCTATCCTACATGCGGTAATAATCCTGCATCTAGGCTTGACATTTTAAAGGGCACAAACATCTGTCATGCCAAGAACAGCGCAGCAGATCATGGCATGATCCAGTCGGGCATGTTTGAGAAGCTTACTATCAATTCAAGTGATAGCAAGTGCGTGATTTTTGATGTTGCATCATTACATAGAGTTGTTCCAGACGTAGATGTACCCTCCATTAGATTGATCTACTCTTTTGTTACAAGAGATCAGTTTAATGACATGAATCTTGATGGAACGATACACAAAACATTTTTTGAGAAATTCAATGTCTAAAAAGATCGGTATTATCGGTGCAGGAAATAGAGTCACAACACTTTATATACCACTTCTTAAAAAGATGTGTCTTGAAGTTGTAGGATTCTATACGACAAATCGCAGGAATAACGCAGAGAATGTGCAAAAGTGGACAGGGTTTACGTTCTTCAATAAGCTTGATGAGCTTCTTGATCAACATCCTGATATTTTGATGGTTGCAATTGATCCAGATGCCTTGCTGAATTTACTCAACCATCTTGAGATAAGAAAGTTTAGTGGAATTGTACTTTGTGACACACCTGCAAAGTTTATTGAGATCAATGAGCGTCTCCGGCATGTCACATTCAAGATGGGTGTCCTTGAGCAGTGGCCTTATCTTCCACTTGAGCAATTCAAAAGAAAAGTAATCGACTCAGGTGTGATCGGTGACATCGTGTTCTCTGAAAATGATTTCAGGACATTCGATTACCATGGAATTTCACAACTGCGATCATATCATGCCGAGAAAATCCCAAAGACAATAACAGGTCATATACATCTTGATGAGATGATGTGTGGTATTACCGGCCAGCTGGCTCAAAAAAGAAATGAGATTTGGGATATTGTCACATTAAGATTCGCAAACTCAATTGCACTTCATAAGTTCAATTACGAGTTTAAGAAATCTTCAACAAGATCACCTCAGAGCATCAAGGTGTTTGGAAAATCAGGAAGCATCTTTACACAGGCACTTAGGGAAAAGTCTAATGACACTGAGACTGTGATTCTGACTTACGTTGATGCATCAGGTACTGTAATATCTGAGGATGTCACGATCTGGAAACAAGAAGATAGGATTGTGAAGATACATTCTTCTGTTGTAGAATGGAATTCACCAGACGCGCAGCTCACAGATCATGAGGTTGGAATTCACATGCACCTATCAACAGCACTCAATGGAAAAATCCTGTACACATATGAAGATGCGCTGTTAGATTATCATCTGTTCATACTTGCAAGACAGTCAGCACAGAATCAAGGTATGCCGGTGGTCTTAGAAAGATGAGGATATTCTTCAATAGGCAACCTGTCGCAGGGCCATGGGGCGGCGGATCTAAAGTTCTTTCCGCGATAGTCAAAGAGTGCGTGGATCGTGATCATGAAGTCACATATGAGCTTGATACAAAAGTCGATCTTATCTTTTGTTTTGACCCACGACCAGATACAAAATCAGATTTTCATAGACTCATAAAATCAAGAGCCCACAATGGTTGTAAGATAATCCAGCGAGTAGGTGATCTTGGGACACATGGAAAACCAGAATTATTAGATCTCGTTAGACTGACTGCACAAATGGCCGATCTTGTTATCTTTCCAAGTGCATGGGCAAGAGACAAGGCTGCGATCAACAATAAAAATCTGTCAGTCATTCCAAATGCGCCTCTCAGAGACTTTATTGTTGAACGTGAATCATGTAGACTTGGCAATCCAATACGACTTGTCACACATCATTGGTCAAATAACACAATGAAAGGATTTGACGTATATGAAGAGCTTGATAATTTCTGCAAGAGAAGCGGAAAATTCACATTCACATTTATTGGAAGAAAGCCTGATAACGTTCTGTTACAGAACCACATACCGCCGCAAGACATTCAAGGACTTCTTCACTTACTTCCAAAACACGATATCTACATCACTGCATCTAGACAAGAAGCAGGTGCAAATCACGTCCTTGAAGCGATGGGAATGGGATTGCCTGTCCTATATCACTCAGATGGTGGCAGCATAAATGAATATTGCAGTGAACGCGGCCTTGCATACGATAATACAAGAATGTTGATTGAGATTCTTGAGAAAGAAGATCTACACAACATGTTAAAAATGCCCAAATACACATATAGTTCAGACATCATGGCAAAATCTTACGTTGACATGATTGAGTGTGTCTTTGCGTCTCAATATAAGCATTGATGATGTCTCTCCTCACCTACTTTCATCCACAGAAGTGCTGGATAGATGTCATTCTCTGATCAAGGTCTATCCTGATATCAAGTTTACGCTGTTTGTGCCTATTGCTTACTGGCGAACAATGCGCGCAGAAGCCAAGACACAAGAGCCGCTTCATATCAACAGATTTCCAGATTTCTGTCGAACCATGAGAAGTCTCTCACCGAGAAACTTTGAGATTTGTTATCATGGCCTCTATCACGGAATCCCGCACAGAAGTGACAATGATGAGTTCCAAGAACTCAGCTATGCAAATGCGATGGAAAAATTTGCCATGATGGATGATATTGTCAAAAAAGCAGGGATGGAAGAACACTTCGTAAAAGTCTTCAGGCCACCTGCATGGAGAATGTCACCGGGCGCATTTGATGCTGCGAGAGACTCAAAGTATGAGATGCTTGCTCTTTCACCAAAAGATTATGCTCAAAAGACATATTGTGGTAAAGATAAGAGTGAAGATTGGAAAGGTAAAGTGGTGTATTATGACTGTAATCCACCATTTGATGAACTTGTTGATCACAAACAAAATGAAATTGTCTATCATGCATGTCAATGGGACAAAAATTACTTGAATGAGAATCTTACAGGAAGCTTAAATGAGTTCCTGCGAGGTAAAAACATTCAATTTAATTTTATTAGGGAATTAGCTGTATGATCAAGATCAAGAAGATCCCTAAAATATCAACTCAAGACGGACACATGGTTCCCGCCTATCGTGATTGGGATATAGACACAAATTGTGGTCATACGCCAAAGATGGTCTATACAACATCGCTATTTCCTAGTGTAGAGAAAGACATTATTCTACACGAGAGAAGATCTGCATATATGACATGCATCGCTGGGTGTGTGTCGCTAGAAACTATGATCGATGATCAATTTGAGAATTTCATACTGGATTTCGATGGCGCTGACGATCAGGTAAATTTGATCATCATACCGCAGAATATTCCTATGAAATTGCGCAATTTGAGCAAGCAGACATCTATCATCTTAAATTGTCCAAATCCATCATGGCATCCAGATGACCAGGACACAATAAAGTTCAAATCTTGGAGTGATTTCAACAAATGGAAGCAGAAAGACTGACAAAGCCTAGACACTTTTTAGTGACTGGAGGCTTAGGATTTATAGGAAGTCATTTCATAGAAAAGTGTCTGTCATTAGGGCACTTTGTGACGAATATCGATAAAGTCACATATGCATCAAATACAAGCCTAAAATTTGAAAAGCACTACAGGTTCATAAAGAAAGACATCTGTGATCTTAAAGAGATACCGAGATGTGATATCATTGTCAATTTTGCTGCTGAGTCTCATGTCGACAATTCAATCACTGAGAGCTTTAATTTTCTGAACTCAAATGTGAAAGGTGTCTACAACATTCTTGAGATTATAAAGAACAATAAGCTTCGTAGCAGCCTCACAGCACAAAAATACGACTGTCCTATATTCATGCAGATCAGCACAGATGAAGTTTTTGGTGATATAGATGAAGGCTTCTTTCTAGAGGACGATAGGCACAAAGCAAGCAATCCATACTCAGCAACAAAATCTGCTGCTGAGCAAATTGTCTTTGCATGGTCAAGAACTTATGACATACCTTTCTTAATGACGCGAACAACAAACAATTACGGCAAGCACCAGCACCCAGAAAAATTGATTCCATGCGCAATCACGAAGCTGCTTACTGGCAAGAAGGTTCCTATTCATGGAAACGGTTCATATGTTAGAAACTGGATTCATGTTGAAGATAATGTAGATGCAATTTTGACTGTGATCAATAAAGGCGTCTTAAATGAAGTCTATCATATTGCATCAAATGAAGAATACAATGTGAACCAGATCGTAGGAAAAGTCTGCGATGCGCTAAGATTAGATTTCAATGACAATACAGACTTCAGCTCAGACAGGGCAGGTGCAGATCTTCGTTATGCACTGAATTGTGATAAGATCAAGCAATTAGGCTGGTCACAACAACGCAATCTAACTGATGCTCTTCCTGAGATCATCTCTTTCTACAGGCGGTAAATATGATTCCATTATTCAAGGTCCATGTCCCACCGAATATCGGTCAAAAGATCCAGCAGGTATTTGATGAAGGTGTCATAACAGAGGGAATTTATGCTGATACCTTTGAGAAGGAATTTGGTGAGCTAGTCGGCAACAAAAACGTCTCACTTCTTAATAGTGGAACTTCAGCGCTGACATTGGCATACAAACTTGCTAATCTTGATCGCGATACAGAAATTATCACTACACCTATGACATGTATGGCAACAAATGAACCTGCGCACCTAGCAGGTGCAAGACTTGTTTTTGCTGATATTGATCCTACGACAGGAAATATTGATCCTGAGTCTGTCAAGAAGCGCCTCACTAAGAAGACAAGAGCAGTTGTCGGTGTACATTGGGCAGGACAGCCATTTGATATAAAGACAATAACAGACATTGTCAAGGATTATGATCCTACAATCAGCGTGATTGAAGATGCTGCACATGCTCTCGGTGCTTCTTACATGGGTAAGCCTATCGGAACGCACAGTGACTTCGTGTGTTTCTCATTCCAAGCAATTAAGCATCTCACGACAATTGATGGAGGTGCAATCTGCTCACTCAGACCAGAAGATGATGCGAGGATCAAGCGTCTCAGGTGGTTTGGCCTTGATAGAAAATATCCGGGCTCGCGATGGGAACAAGACATTACTGAAGCAGGCTACAAGTTTCACATGAATAACGTCAATGCGATGATTGGTCTTGAGCAGATGAAGTATATAAATGACATTGTAGCAGCACACAAGAAGAACGGAATGTTTTTTGATAAACACATTAAGAATAACAAACTCACAAAACTCCGGAGGGATCCTAATGCAGAATCTTCTTACTGGATCTACACGATTCTCGCAGATGATCGTGATGATTTTAAGACATACCTCCACGAGCATGGGATTGCATCAGATGTCGTCCATGTCAGGAATGATCGATACACTGTATTTGATCAATACAGACAAGATGACCTTGTGGGAACAGAAGAATTCTGCAACAAAATGATTAATATCCCAGTTGGTTATTGGCTTGCTGACAATGATCTAGAAAAGATTGTGTGTGTAGTCAATGCATACTAAATGACGTCCTAATCTATTAAGAATTGTGGTGAATTATGACAACTACGTTAGTAGAGATGAAAGAAGATGATCTTGCATTCGTGAATGAGATCAGAAATGATAGCTCAACTAGGTGCTACCTACGAAACAATAAGCTGATTTCGCTAGATGCGACATACACATGGTTTCGAACAAGCTCACCTAAGTGGTTTATCATTGATGTTGACGGTCAAAAAGTTGGGTACATTAGGACAAGTCACGACACAGGTGAAACAATCTGCTGTGGATGTGATATTCATCCTGAGCATAGAGGCAAGGGACACTCAAAAAGTGCCTACAATCTTCTAATCGAAGATCTCTACAACCGTGGCTATGTTTTGATCTGGCTTGAAGTCTTTAGGGACAATGTGATTGCTTACAATCTGTACAAGAAGCTAGGTTTCATCGAGGTAGGACGTATCAAGAGGAACATTGATAAAAGGCCGTGTGTCACCATGGTGCATAAGGTGATTTGATGTATTACCTACAAATAGGAATTCCATGTGGTCCTAATAGTGAACATTATGCTAACTTCCTGATCAGTTCCATCGAGAGAACAATATCAAGGAAATTCACATATCAGTACGTCGTCGGAATCAATAAGGCCGGAGTCGACCGGAGCATTATACAGAAAAATCTAGAAAACATCGACATTGTCTATCATGAGAGGATATCTTCACATGATGGCAGCAGAGGTCATGGTGATTGTTTGAATCTGATCTTTGAACATATGACATCAAAATTTGGTGTCCTTGTAGATGCAGATGTTGCTTTTCTTTGCAAGAACTGGGATGTATGTCTGATCGATCAGCTTGACTCATTCACTGTTATGATAGGCAGTGAATACCACCCAACAGACGGCAAGATGGTCGACAGGCCAAATGTCATCACATGTGCATTTGACACAAATGTGCTTAAATCACTATCAGTCAATTTTATGCCAAGCTTGACAAGACTTGTTGCCGACGAGCACCTTGCAAAGGTTTTTGGCTGTAAATTATCACAAACATTCTTTCTGGATACAGGTTGTGATATGATCAAGCAACTAATTGATGCAGGATACACAACTAAGACGCTCAAGATCATCTCACCTCGTTATGAAGACACAGTTGGGAAGATCAAGTTATTGAAGAATAACGAGAAAGGTGAAGAATATCACATGGGTGATATTGTCATATGCACACACATAGGACGATCACTTTCAAGAAATTTTGTGTCTGATCCCATAGTCGATGCATGGAAGTCAAGGGTAAGTGTGTGGTTAGATGGGAAAATCTAATGAGCTAGTATTTCCGTGGTACATCAAGAATCTACCGGAGAATGCAAAACGTGTAGCAATCTTAGGTAGCACATCAGACTCATTTGTGCATCAAAAATATCCAAATGCAGAAATAAAGTTGTATGACATCCAGCTAGGAAATTGGGACATTAATTCTGACGTATGGAACATTGAAGCGTGTTCTTATGATCTTGTCGTCATCACAAGATGCGCATACTTTAGCAAAGATCCACGTAGCCTAATTGACAGATGTATGAAGCTACTTTGCACAGATGGGCATTTATTTATTGATTGGGGTTTAGGTGATCATTGGCGATTTCCAAAATTTAGAGTAGGTTGGAAAGACGATGATGAGCACGAATATGCTGTCTACGCAGGCCAAAAAAACTTTTTGTATTCTTGCATGTGGAATGACAAGTGGTCAGATGATCCAACAGTGCGTGAATTTATCGAGCTTATTAACAACCACGGCTACAAAGGATCGTCTCTCACAGATATAATTCATTGTGAAGTTCCTTCATTGATAGAAGACCACCCAATGCTAAAGTCTGTTAAATTCTTAACATCATGGCCTGATGCTCCTCAACTTTATATTCTAACAACATTTGTGAAAGCATGAACGTAGACTACATTGCACAGAAGCGATTCACTTACCCAGAGATTGAAAGCTATCTTTCAATTTCACAGAAATATAAGAAATTCTCAAATGACGGGCCTGTCAAGAAGATCTTGGAAAAAGAGCTGGAATCACTGCTTCAAATTCAAGACGACAAAAGAGTCGTCTGTGTCTCTAATGGATCGACTGCACTTCATGCCCTATTCTATCTTTATGAGAAAATATTGGGTAGAAAGCTGCGCTGGATGACACCTTCATACACTTTTCCTACACCTTGCGTTGCAGGATTTGATGCAGTCATTGTTGATATTGACCCACAAACTTACACTATTCCAAGATCGACATCACTTGACAATGTCGATGGAATCATTATCACCAACTTGTTTGGAACAAAGACAGATGTTGATTACTGGCAAACGCGGTGTAAGTCTGAAAGAAAGATTTGCATATTTGATAATGCAAGTTCACCGCTAGGAACTCACAATGGAATCGGGCTAATGAATCTTGGTGATGCAAGTTTTGGCAGCCTGCATCACACAAAATACCTGGGCGTCGGTGAAGGCGGTTTTGTCGTTGTCAAGCAAAAACATTACGATAAGATCAATAAGATCTGCAATTTTGGTTTCAACGACGAAAGAGAATTTGATCCACTTTCATCTAATTTCAAAATGTCTGAGATCTCTGCGGCATACATTCTAAGTCATGTGCGGCACTATAATCTCTCTAAACATCAGCATTTACAGAGTATTTTTGTTGATAAGCTTCAAAGCAGATTTGAGCTGTTCAACTACGACAGTAACGTCATTTATGGAAATTTGCCCGTCATCTTTGAAAAAGAAGTCAATAAAGAAAAATTCCGAGAACTTGGAATTGAAGCAAATAAATACTACAGGCCATTGCGCGAGACACCTGTCGCAATGAACTTATTCAAGAGGATCATAAACTTTCCGCTACACGATCAATTGACAGAAAGTCAAGTGTTATATGTCATTGAGAAAATGAAATGAAGTTAGGGATCATGCAACCCTATGCTTTTCCTTACATGGGTTACTACCAGCTCGTGTCAGCTGTTGATCATTTCGTGTTTCTAGACGATGTCAATTACATCAAACGCGGCTGGATTAACAGGAACAATATCATCGTCAATAATGCAGAAAATATGTTCACTATACCCATTGCAAATGCATCATTGAATAAGAAGATTAATGAACATAGTGTCTCATTGACTTACAGCGAATGGAAGAAAGATTTCTATAAGACGCTGGAGTTCGCGTATAAAAATCACAGATTCTATAACGAAGTTATCGATCTGATCCAATTGTCGCTGGACAATCAGACTTCTCTTACACAGATAACGACGTCATCGATCAAGAATATCTGTAACTATCTGGACATCACTTGTAACTTTGCGCTGTCTAGCGAACTGAAGATAGTTACAACAAGAGAGCAACGCATCTTGGATATTTGTAAGGTAGTCGGTGCTGATGAATACATCAATCCTATTGGTGGGCAAGCGCTCTATTCAAAAGATCACTTTGAGCTCGAAGGAATCAAATTAAGCTTTCTAAAGACAAATTATGAATCAAAGTTGTCAATCATCGATGTCTTAATGAATAATGGTAAGTTGAGTAAGAAATATCTACAGGAGTATTCGCTTCTATGAAAGAACAGATCCTCATCTTTGGCGTCAAAGACACAGCACAACTAGCAAAGTTCTATCTTGAAAATGATCCCGCATATAAAGATCGATATAACGTCATCGGTTTTGTTATCAATGAAAGCTACAGATCTCAAGCTACGTTTGAAAATTTGCCAGTCTTTTCATTTGAAACAATAGAATCGCTGTATGCTCCCAATACAGTTAAATTCTTTGCACCCATGACGGGTGTCAAGATGAATTCTATTAGAAAAGCGATCTATGAGCAGATCAAGAAGAAAGGCTATGAGATGATCTCATATGTGAGCTCAAAGTCATCTGTCTTCACAGAGAAAATAGGTGACAATTGTTTCATTCTTGAAGATAACACGATACAACCCTTCGTCGAGATTGGTAGCAATGTCGTACTTTGGAGTGGAAATCACATAGGTCACCATAGCAAGATAGGTGACCATGTCTTCTTCACATCACATGTAGTCCTATCAGGACATTGCCATGTGAAAGACAGCAGCTGGTTCGGTGTTAATACAACAATCAGAGATACAACGGTAATAGGTGAATCTTCATTGATTGCGATGGGTTCGCTGGTTACAAAGGACACAGATGATTTTGGTTTCTATATGGGATCACCTGCAAAGAAACAAATCAAATCATCTATTGAAGCTTACTAAATGGAAGAAATATGATCAGATTAGAAACAGAGAATTTTGTCAATAATTTAAAGCCTGTTAATTACGCTGAAGTTCAGATCAAACGACATCTTGTTAAGTCTGGCAAAGAAGAAGATGCCAGAGAATATGTTAAAGTTGCTGTAGAACTTCGTTCACTTCGTGAACTGAATGAGAATGAGATGGTCTGCTTAGGCACAAGGAATAATCACGAGCGAGACACCTTTGCCGCTGAATTGCCGGAAGTCAATGTTCACTCCCTTGACATCGGCCCAGAGTCAAGTGCCGATTTCATTATGGATTTTACAAAATTTCCGAAAGATTGGAATTGCAAATGGGATTTGATCTATTCCAATAGTATCGACCACAGTTACGATCCCACATCGACATTTAAAGAATGGATTCGGGTGCTTAAGCCCAGCGGTATCTTGATGCTTGGAATGAATTATGGTACTGTCACCAGCATAACAGACATTTGTTCATTTACGCGGGAAAGTGTTACAAATTATCTAGCGCAAAGACAGAATATCGTGATACTCAAAAAAGTGGATAGTGTCCTAAATGTAAACGGTGAGACATGGTTCATACAGAAGATTTCTTAAGGTTAATATGATGAAACTTGACATCAATACTCTGCCAAATATCTGGCCTGGCGAGAAACCGGACTTAGCTTTTGATTTACATGGATGGTTTTGTCATGAGATCGTCTTTGAGAAGATCTTCACAAAAGATGTAAAAAATGTCTGTGAGTTAGGATCATGGTTAGGATCGTCGACAAGATTTATACTTAATTGTTCACCTAATTGTCACCTTTACTCAATTGATCATTGGTCAGATGATATTAAAGATTATGGTAATGGTGAAAAAGCGCTCCCTAGCGATCCTGGAATAGAAAAAATCTCAACTCTCTGGAATCAATTTCTAGCAAATTGTTGGGATTATCGTGAGAGATTACATCCTATCAGAATGTACACAAATGAAGGTCTTAAGGCATTAGGTGAATTTGACATACAGATGGATGTTGTCTATATTGATGCATCGCACAGTTATGAAAATGTCTATGCCGACATAAGTGATTCTCTAAGAAATTGGCCTGATGCGAAGATCATAGGAGATGATTACGGCTGGGATACTGTTAGAAAAGCTGTCCACGATTATGCTAATCGCAACGATTTTGATGTCGAAGTGTCTCCTAGCATGTGTTGGATCTTAAACAAGAAGTAATAATGAGCTGGTCAAAATTAGGAAATATCTTTAGCGGTCATCATGCACAGGTTCCTGTCATCGATATCCAAGAAGATCGATGGAGAATATTCTATTCAACTAGAATTGAAGGAAAAAGTCATCCTTACTACGTAGAAGTGTGTAGATACAATCCAAGCATAATCATCACACAACCTACGCGAGTCAATGTAGAACTTGGTGATAGAGGATCATTTGACTGGGCAGGAATTATGCCAACGGCCCTAGTCGACATCGATCAGATGACGAAGTACCTGTACTACATCGGGTGGTCAGTCAGGTCAGACGTTCCTTATCATAATAATCTCGGACTCATGATCAGCAAAGATGCTGGCAAGACATACCAGAAATTCTCACGAGGCCCTGTTCTATCAACGTCGTGGCGTGAGCCAGGATATGTAGGAACCATTTCGATCCTTCACAACAGAAAAAGGAATCTTTATGTGGGCTGGTATCTTTCATGTGAAAGATGGGTCGAAGATGATGGGAAGTATGAACCCATTTATAATATCAAGTATGCAACATCACTAGATGGTATTGACTGGATTCCAACCGGAAATATTTGCATTGATCTAGATCACAATAAAGATGAAGGGGGTCTATCACAAGCCTCTGTCATCAAGGACGGTGAGGAGTATCTCATGTGGTTCTCATCAAGAAAAACAAAAGACTTCAGGCAAAATCCTGCGAATTCTTATCGAATCTTAAGCGCAAGATCATCTGATGGTATCAATTGGTCAAGAGACACAGGTATTTCGCTGGATGTCTCTCACACCGGCTGGGATTCTTTGATGGTAGAATATCCATGCGTCTTCAGTGATAGAGGAAATCGTTATATGTTGTACAATGGAAATGGTTTTGGAAACACAGGGATAGGTCTTGCAATATGGATCTAAACGTGTACGATCGAATCAACGCAAAGGAATTATTCAAAAAGAACGGTGTCATCATTATCAGAGGTTTGCTAGATCCACAAGATATTATAGCATGTAATGCTACGTTGAAATACGGGATGGACAAGATCTCGGGTCAAGACACAATAGAACTAATTGAAAGTCTCACGTCGGCATTTCAAAAATCATCAGAACAGTACCGAGCATACCTCAGGACATTTGCAAAGTCAGTCAAGGTACAAATACTCTTCCTAAATGAGAAAATTCTAGGTGTTATAGAAGATCTTGGCGTGGTTGAGCCTTCGACACCTACAACGCCAGTCACACATATCGTCTCAGAAAAGCTAAGCGATGACGGAATAGAAAAGGTTGCTACAACGAGTCATCAAGATTGGCCGTCAATCCAAGGAAGCATTGACTCGTTAATTGTGTGGATTCCATTGACAAATGTGAATGAGAATGCACACCCAGTTCAGATAATTCCTGGATCACATACAGAAGGACTTCGTGAATGCTCTGCTAAAAGCAATGTCAGTCAAATAACACTAACAAATGATGAGGAAATGAGATACGTCGATGTCGTGTGCAATCCAGGTGATGTGGTCATCTTCTCAACATTCTTAATTCATAGAACTAAACTTGCAGGTGATTCTGCAAGGATTGCAGTCAGTAATAGATTCGATAATATGTTTGAAAAGTCATTCATTGATCGTTCATTTCCATGTGCGTATGTTAGAATTGTCGATAGAAATTTAGTAAATGTACCTGATAACGCGTATATTAAGAAGACACTCAGCGGAATTTAATGACAAAGATAACTTCTTTTTTAATGCTTGCAGAGCCCCAGCGACTGCAATATCCTTATGCAGAGAGCATTGCATCACTTGCAAGTTTCTCTGATTGTGTGATTGTCAATTTTGCTGCATCAAGAAATCCTCGATACAGACAATTTGAAAAAGAAAGCTATGATAAACTTCTCATGCTTCGTGAGAAATTCTCGCTGACATGCGAGATCAAAATACTCATGAATGAAACTTGCTCATATCAACATGAGCAAACGTACAATGAGATAAGATGTAATATTCAAAACGTACTTGATGAAATCAATGATGGCTGGTTTTTGAAATGCGACAGCGACAATGTATTTCAGGACGCAAAAGGTGTCAGGAATTTACTTGAAAACTTAAAAGATGAATATCATCTTGTCTCATTTCCGCGAATTGACGTAATCAATAAAAGTAAATTTATCTTAAATAATGCCTCAAGAGACATCTATGCATTCAATACAAGTCTTCTTAGGAACAATAAGAAAGATTACAGTGTTAGCAAAGATCCTAGAAACTGGTGTAGAGCAGAGATTAGTGGAAATTACTGTCATTATATTGTTGCTGATATGCAGTATATGCCAATCAATTATGATGCTACTTTTTTCAATCGACACAGAATTATTGAATTCTGGCGAAAGACAGCTGATGCTTATGAGCATACGACGGGTCTTGATAACACAATTAGCAGGATGACAGATGATCAGGTAATAGATGACTATGTTAGATACAGGAAGAAGAAAGCTGCAAGCAACAGTGCTTCTAATATCAAACATCCTATATTCATTCTAGACAAGATTGAAAAGCTCACTCCTGATTTCTGGGGTTATGATAATTTTGGGCACAAGCTCTAAAATGAAGGGCATTATCCTCGCTGGCGGAACAGGAAGCAGACTATCTCCTCTCACTAATGTTTTCAATAAGCATATTCTACCTGTGGGTAGAAAGCCAATGATTCAATATGCTATTGAGAATCTTGTTAGTGCCGGAATAAATGACATTCTTATTATTACAAGCTTTCCACATGTTGGTCAAATAGCAAGTATTGCAGGATCTGGTAAAGACTTTGATTGTGAGATCACATATCGCATTCAAGATAGTCCTGATGGAATTGCTGGTGCATTACGCCTATGTGAATCCTATGCCGGTGAGAGTGATATAGCAGTGCTTCTCGGTGACAATATCTTTGAACACAGCCTTAAGGTGCATGTTGAGAAGTTTATGTCACGTGACAATGCAATCCGATGCCAACTGCTGTTTAGCAAAGTTACAGATCCAGAGAGATTTGGTGTAGGCATATTCAGTGGAAATGATCTTGTTAAGGTCATCGAGAAGCCTATAAAGCCACCCAGTGACTTGGCATGCACAGGTTTCTACATGTTTGATAGCTCAGTATTTTCAATGATTAGTTCCATCGAAAAATCAAAGAGAAATGAGCTAGAGATAACAGACATCAATAACATGTTCATTGAAAATAAGACGTCAACGTATACAATAGAATCGGGTTGGTGGATTGACGCAGGAACATTTGAATCATATGAAAAAGCATTCTCATTAGTGCTTGGGATGAATAATAAATGAATTTCTTATTGACAGGTGCGTGTGGATTTATTGGAAGTCATGCATTTGATGAATTTATTCGTCATGGTCATAATATTGTCGTCGTTGATAGACTCACATATGCCGGTAATATCGGTAATATTGATCTAAATAAATGCACGTTCTACCACCTTGACATCAATGAGACTGTGATATTAGAAAAAATTGTAAAAATACATAATATTGACAAGATTGTGAATTTCGCTGCTGAGACTCACGTCGATAATTCGATCAGCGATGCATCATCATTTGTTAGGACAAACATCAAGGGTGTGCTATCAATCTTGAATGTCTGTAGAGAACACAACATTGAGCTTATACACTTGTCGACAGATGAAGTCTATGGGCCTGCATCTCATATTCCATTTGATGAATTAACACCACTGAATCCTAAGAATCCATATGCAGCAACAAAAGCTGCTGCAGATCACTTGATCTTCTCATATGTGAACACCTATGGAATTAAATGCAAGATTGTACGACCATCAAATAATTTTGGTCAGCGACAGCATAGTGAAAAGTTCATTCCCAAGATTGTCAAATCTGTGAGAGAAAGAAGCAATATTCCGATCTACGGTGATGGAAGTCAAAAACGTCAATGGACATATGTTAAAGACACAGCAAAAATCATCTACAAGATCGCAACAGAATGCCTAGATGGCGTCTACAATATTAGTGATAGCAATGTTTTCACAAACAATGATATTGTTGATCACATACTTGGATTAATGAATTGTGACACCAATCTAAAAACTTACGTCAAAGACAGGCCTGGGCATGATAAAATGTACTGGATAACCAGTCGAAAGATCAATTGGCTTATTGAAATGGAATTTACTAATTTTAATACAGCATTAAAGGAAACAGTGGAGAATTCATGACAAAGTACAATTTAGGCATCATAGGAAATGGTTTCGTAGGTTCTGCAACTGTCGCAGGATTTTCATTGCATGCAAATGTAAGAGTCTATGATGAGAATCCAAAGGCATCAATCGACTCATTTGAAGAGACAATCAATGAGTCTGAGTTTGTTTTTGTCTGTGTTCCCACACCAATGTCGCTGGAGACTGGCAAGATCGACCTCTCAATTATTGAGAGTGTATTTGATAGAGTCTCTAAGGTCAATAAGCGAGATGACAATATCTTTATCATTAAGTCAACAGTGATTCCTGGGTCTGTAGAAAAGTTAGTAGAGTCTTACCCAGGTCTTAATATCGTCTTCAGCCCAGAATTCTTGACTGAGCGAAATGCAAAGCTCGACTTCATCAACGCAGCAAGGATCATCATCGGCGGTCGTGATGATCTTGTCAATAGAGCTGAGCTAATGTTCCGAGACAGATTCCCGCATACACCTATCATCAAGACAGATGTAACGACTGCACAATTCATTAAGTACATGAGCAATTGCTTTTTTGCAACAAAAGTCTCATTCATGAATGAAATGAAGCAAGCAGCTGATGTGACTGGTGTAGATTGGAGAACTGCTGTAAATGGTTTCCTTCTAGACGGTCGTATTGGAAATTCGCATATTGATGTTCCAGGTCATGATGGCATGATGGGATTTGGTGGTAAGTGTTTTCCAAAAGACATCAATGCATTTATTAATTACTTTGATGAGATTGGAATAGATGCAAAGATCATGAAGGCTGCGTGGGATAAAAATATTGAAGTTAGATCAAAGCATGACTGGCTGGACATCAAAGGCGCAGTCACAAGAAAATCTTAGTTGTAAAATTCTATGATTATGCATAGAATAGTCTATGACCTCATTCCCTACTGGCAAGCCTCATATATCGTATTCTGAAGTAAAGACATGGAAAGAATGTCCGTGGAAGCACAAGCTTGTCTACATTGATAAGATTGATCTCTTCAAGCCTAATGCTAATGTCTCATTTGGAACAATTGTTCACGCTGAATGTGAAACTTATCTGAAGACACGGCAATTTGATCGAGCTCGTCTTGAGAAAACTCTGCGTGAGACATGGGACAAACACCAGTTTGCTGATTGTGAAAAATGGCTTAAGGAAGGCCTGTTCCTCCTTGATGAAATACCTGCATATTTAGATGCAACTTTTGAAAATTGGACTTGTATTTCTGCAGAACATGCATTATATGAGCCTATTGAAAATCATGATATCAAATTCAAGGGTTTCATAGACGGTATGATTCGTGCAAAGAACAAGCGCGGAAAAGATTGTCTATGGGTTATAGACTGGAAGACATCTTCATCTAGAGGATGGCGAACAGAAAAAAAGCAAGACTTTTTAGTTCAAGCACAGATTGCACTGTACAAATCCTATTGTTCACAGAAATTTGAAATTGATCCAAAAGACATTAAGTGCGGTTTTGTGCTTCTTAAGCGCGGCTCAAAACAAGGAAAATCTTGTGAGCTTGTTGAAATTTCCGCAGGTCCTGTAATGCTGGAAAAATCAAACAAACTTGTCTCATCAATGATCAACGGTGTCATGTCTGGCGTCACTGTGAAAAATAGAATGTCATGCACATATTGTGATTTCAAATCAACTGATAGTTGTCCAGGATCAAATGATTTTAAGCCATTTACCAGTTGAAGGACGGCATATGATTAGGGAGCATGAATAAGAAATTCAAAGTTTTAGTTCTCTCTGATCACGCCTTATCAACAAGTGGTGTAGGCACTCAAACACGACATCTTCTAATGGGAATGATCAAGAAGAGTTGTTGGACATTCAGGCAGTTTGGTGCTGCAGTCAAGCATACAGACTATAGAACAATTGTCGTAAATGATGACTTAATTATCAAGCCTATTGACGGTTTTGGTAATAGAGACCTGCTAAGGTTGACAATTGCTACAGAAAAACCAGATCTACTCTTGATCTTTACAGACCCACGATTCTTTACGTGGTTGTTTGAGATGGAAGATGAGATACACCAGATGTGCCCCATTGCATGGTGGCATGTTTGGGATAATGCGCCTTTTCCAAAATTCAATGATGTCTTTTATAAGTCTACTGACTTGATTAATTGTCATTCACACATGACATATGAACTAATCAAGGACCAGTTTCCCGACAAGGTAAATTTCATCCCACATGCAATCCCTGATGACGTCTTCTTTCCTCTTGATGATCATGTTAGGAAGTCGTATCGTAGAAGCATGTTAGGACCTGATAAGGACGATCATTTTATTGGCATGTGGATCAATAGAAATGCTCGCCGCAAGAGGCCTGGCGATGTGTTAGTATCTTGGAAATTATTTCTTGAAGAGCTCCATAAACAAACGGGTCACAAGAAAGCAACAATGGTTATGCACACAGATCCATTTGATCAGGAAGGTCCTAACCTTGTTGCAGTGGCTGATATGCTTGGGATCGCAGATAATGTCATCTTCTCGAAAGAACGAATCGAATTTGACAAGCTAAATCTTCTTTACAATATATCAGACTTCTGCATTAATATCAGCTTTGCAGAAGGATTTGGTCTAGGAACACTTGAGGCAATGAGCGCAGGCGTTCCTATTATTGCCTGCAAGACAGGCGGACTCACGAGGCAAGTTGTAGACCATCGTGACGGTTCACAAAATGGAATTGCATTAGATGTTGATTGTAGGACTTTGGTTGGAAGTCAAATGGTTCCTTACATTTGGGAAGATTACGTCTCTAATGAGAGCATTGCAAAGGGAATCATGGATTTGTACAAATTACCTGATGATAAGAAGCAAGCACTTCGAAAGAAAGTTAGAGATTATGCAACAAGTGAATTCGCCTATCAGGATACAATTGATGCATGGCATGATACAGCATTAAACTTGATTAATACGTGGCGTGAAAAGAAAACAGACTGGGTAGTGAGGACATTTTAATGAAAAATGTAGTTATTCGTGCGCCGATGCTTAGTATCTCTGGGTACGGCGAGCATTCTAGACAGATATATCGATTCTTGTCAAGTCGTGATAATATCACACTCAAGACACAAATTGTTCAATGGGGCAATACAGCATGGTGTATAAATCCTGCAGGATTTAATGGTGACGTTGAAAAGATAATGTCACAATCGACAAACGACACAAGCGGGTTTGATGTTTCATTCCAAGTCCAGCTTCCAGATGAATGGGCAACTGATCTAGCTGCATTCAATATAGGCATAACAGCAGGTGTTGAAACAGATATTTGTAATCCTGGCTGGATTGATGCCATCAACAAGATGAATTTAGTGATTGTTCCAAGCAAGCATGTAAAAAACACGTTTATGCGATCTGGAACAATCACAACGCCGATTGAAGTCATTGGCGAATGGTATCAAGAAGAACTTGACTTGGAGCCGCTTGAATCAATTACATCAATTAAATTTGACACATCATTCAACTTTTTGATTGTTTCACAGCTTACTTCATTGGAAGAGTCAGGCGATAGAAAAAATATATTCAATACGCTACGATGGTTTTGCGAGACATTTGAGAATGATCCAAATGTGGGTCTAATTCTTAAGACAAATCTAGGGCGTGGCACAGAGATTGATAGAGAAAATGTGTTTAGTGTGATCACACAAGCACTTAACGCATTCAGAAAAGGAAGCTTTCCAAAGATTCATGTCTTGCATGGAAATCTCTCTGATCATGAGATAGCATCTGTATACAGGCACCCATCTGTCAAGTGCTTTATAAGCCTTACACGCGGAGAAGGCTTCGGTATACCTATATTAGATGCATCTATTGCTGGTCTACCTGTTATCACAACAAACTGGTCAGGCCAGCTCGATTTTATGAATTTAGGCAAGTTTATCTCGATAGACTATGATCTAGTCAATGTGCCTGCAAACAAGATCGATCAACGGATATTTGTAGAAAACTCACGTTGGGCAAATCCCAAGGAGCAAGACTTTAAAAAGAAGCTTAAGAAGTTTAGAGATAGCTTTGATGTCCCAAAAGGTTGGGCAAATGAGTTGTCATTAAAATGCAAGAAGTCATTCTCAAGAACTGCAATTGTGCAAAATTACACTAAAACCCTAGAAAGCGTCATTAAATAAAATGATCATACTACTACTTGTTTTAACACTAATCGCCTTGTCAATTGCAACAGCTTATTTTGCATATAAGTCATATAAATTTGGTCTAGTTATTCTTCGCACACAAGATGCAATTGAAGATGCGCTTGACGTATTTGATGAAAGATATGCAAAAATGACTGACATTATGCAGAAGCCTGTCTTTTTTGACTCCATCGAAATAAGACAGGTTATTGAGGACATCTCTGTTTCTAGAGATGCTATCCTCTTCGTTGCTAGTAGACTATCTAGTTCGCAAGAGACGAGTACAGATGAAGACAACAATCAAAAAGAAAAGAGTCGCCCGAGCGAATGATCTCAAGCATTACTTTCATTCTGGAACACACGATGCAATCGTAAGTTTTCAAGCAGAAAATGATGCTAAGATCAAATCACAGATCTATGTTGATGAAATTTTTCCTGCATTCAATAAGCTTGTGGAAAATCTGATATTCATACATGGAGCAGTAAGTGTGATCATGTCTGATGAATTCAAAAACGATTGTGTCACATTTTTGTATGAGACACTTAAGAAATTTGATGCAAGCCGCGGCTCAAAAGCATTCAGCTATTTTAATGTTGTTGCTAAAAACTGGATAATCGTTAAAAGTCGTCAAAAGCAAAAGTATTCAAATAGACATGTTAGCATGGAAGATGCAGGCGTAATCTCAGAAATTGAGATCATTCCTTTTGATATTCACAAGCATGATCCGCTTCTTACGACAGAAACAATTCAAGCAAATACGCTTGAAAACATCAATACAATCTTAAATAGAGTCAAAAATCGTCTCTCTTGCGAGAATGACAAGATCTGCATGGACTGCATCTTGAAGCTATTTGACAAAGCTGACACACTAGAGAGTCTCAATAAGCGTGCAATTTTTGTCTATGTTAGAGACATGACCAATTTGTCACCTAAGCAGCTGTCTTCCTCAATGTCGTCAATTAGAAAGCATTACAGAGAAATAAGTAAGACTCTGATCTTTTAGGAGATACCATGTCAAAAGCGTCCGTAGAAACTTATACAAATGCACTTGAAAAGTTCAATGAAAAAGAAAAGAAGGTTGAGCATTTCAATGATATGCTTCAGAGCATTAAAGACCTTGATGACAAGCGCAGAATTCTATGGCAAGAAATTTATAATAATGCCACGACAGATCGTGAAAATGCTTCTATCTTGTTCACTGATGTATTGATACAAGTAAGAGGTAATTCTGCTAATCACAATATTTTAGGTCCTGTCATTGTGAAATACATTGAAAGGATGTCAAAAGCAAACGATCAAATCTTAAAACTTGCAGAACTTATTGTAAAAGAAGACTCACGACAAAATGATACTGCATCGATTTATGACAAAATCGGCAGCTTTGAAGATAGAGATTAAATCATGGAATTGATGTCAAGAATCTACACAGCAGTTGTTGTCGAATATTTCAAACGACCTGTTGAATCATACGATGAAGCAGACGCAATCTCAAAAAAATATATCGATCTCGACATGTCATTCACAACGCCCGAGCGATTGATGAATATGCCACGTGGGTCATTTATTGGAAGGATTTTAGACTCTCATACAGGCGTCGATTTGCGTGTCTTCTATCCTTTCTTTTCCCATATGAAAGCACCGATCAAGCCAGGTGAGCAGGTCTTCGTCCTGTTTAGCGGAAAGATTGGATACTGGATGTCACGTAAGGTGTCGAATTTGATCGCAGAAGATCTTAATTACACCCACAATGATCGATCCGCATTCAGCGTTAACTTGACATCTGATAAAAACCAGCCTGCTAAATTGTTTCCTGACTTCGGCGATGCTGGAATCTCATATACGACAGTCTACGATAACTCTGATGCTATTAAAGCTGAATTCCAGGGTGAAGTCGTTCCGAGATATTCTGCGATAAGCACGGATTTCTCTTTACAGGGATCAAACAATTCACTTATTACACTTGGCAGTGCTTCTTCTCTAGGACAAAATTCACCAAAGACAGGCATGGTGGACATTGTTGTAGGACGAGGTCAAACATCTGACACTTCATCTGGGCATGAATTCTTGAATGCACGTCAATATAACGAGAATGACAAGACGTTCTATGGAAATGTAGATGAGGGCAATCTAGATCTTAAAAATGACCTCTCGAGGATTCATGCATCCATGGGCATGAATCCTGATTCTAGCTTTGGAATAAAGATTGGCACTGATCTCGGTTCAGGTGCATCGATTGTTGAAAGATCAGACAAGATCAGACTTCATGCAAGAAAAGACATCAAGATATCAGCAGAAACAGACGCCAGTGCTGTTGGGATCGTGCTGGATGGATCAAATGTCACTGTGACATCAGGTGATGGAAATCAAGCAACAAGTGTCATCATTGATGCAGCAGGTTTTCAAAGTCAATTAGCATATGCTTTATTTGATATTCTTGCAGCATTTGGAACACTTGGTGTGCCGCTTCCTAACGTAACGACACTTGTGACAAATTTGTCTGCAAATTCATTTAGCTCAAAGATAATGAAGAGCGATTGATTCGAATTGATGTATCGGGGAACTTGACAACAACATAATTAGACCTATATGGCAACAACATCTACAACAACTACACATACGACAAGGTCATTTAAGGGCGGCGGTAGCGTAATAAGTCAGAGAATCGAGACCGTTCCGTCAGTTGATTCTCCTCCGATAGGCATCAAAACACCATTACGAAAAGCTACAAAAAGAGGCCAATTATTTGACCAGCATCTTGACATCGAATCAGACATAATAGATAACTTTAAGAACATGATTCTCACGAATTACGGTGAAAGACTCATGTATCCTGAATTTGGTGCAAATCTGAACTCGCTTCTAACTGAACGTGTATCACAAGATGATTGGGATGAGAAAGCTTCACGTGCAATTATCAATACGACTCAAAAGTACATGCCGCAAGTGAGTGTGAATAACGTTGTCTGTACACCACAGGCTCCAAAGAATGACGGCTTTTCAAGAATTATTGTAACTGTCACATACTCAATACAACGATTAGGAATACAAGCAAGAAAGCTTGATATCACTCTTACAGCAATGAGCTAACGAATGTCTACATTCAACATCAAGAAAAATCTTGTTCAGAAAAAAGAGAGATCATATCTCAATCGTGATTTCAACTCTTTCAAGTCTGAACTGCTGCGATACGTCAAGACATACTTTCCTGACCAGATTCAGGACTTTAGCGATGCATCGCTTGGTGGAATGTTCAATGATATGACATCGTACGTGGGTGACGTAATGTCATTCTATCTTGATCACCAATTCAATGAATTAAATCTTGAAACTGCCGTTGAACCGACGAATATCGAACGCCAGATCAGACTTGCAGGTGTGAAGATACAAGGCGCATCACCTGCATCTTGTATGGTAAGTTTCTACATCAAGGTAGAATCTGAGCTTGTTAGTGGTGTCTATCGACCTAAACATGCTTATCTGCCTATCATAAGATCAAAGACAAAATTACAAGCAAGCAATGGAACTGTCTTTGAATTGCTAGATGATATCAATTTTGCGAGTATGTCTAACGGCGCGCTGACTGCTGACGTAAGTGTCTTAACATCTGATAATGCAGGCAATCCTCTCACTTATTCATTGCTCAGAAGTTCCCTATGCTCATCAGGTGAGACAATTGAAGAAAAATTTGTCATACCAAACACGTTTGTCCCATTCAGAAACATTACTCTTTCAAGAAATAATGTTTCAGAGATTCTGAGCGTTGTAGATTCTGATCTAAACGAGTACTATGAAGTTGAGTCGCTTACAAATGACGTTGTTTTTAAGCGCGTATCTAACACAGCATCAGACAATGACGTTGTACCTGACAATCTTTATATCGTTCCTGCACCCTATCGTTTCTATACAAAGACAACGCTTAACACGGCAGTCACTTCGCTTGTATTTGGTTCGGGAAGAGTAGACACACTTGATGATGACATCATACCAGATCCTAGTGAAGTTGCTTTACCATTGTACGGTGATAGAAAAACATTCTCAAGAGTTGCAATCGATCCAAATGCGTTACTTCAGACAAAAAGTCTAGGAGTAACACCTGTCAATACAACATTGTCTATCTACTATAGATCAGGTGGAAGTCTTTCTCATAATGTTGCTGCAAATACTATCAGAACAATCATTTCATTAAATAC